AACATCCTCCATGTTCTTCTGAAATTTATTGTCCATGATACGTTATACCCTCATTGAATCCGAAGTCATCTTCCCATGTCAGTAATGCATCATCTGCTGCATTAATGGTGCCATCATTGTTCTTATCTTCCAGTGCCTTCGGTGTTACCTCATAAGTAACCACTCTAGAATTAGTAACTCTATCACCAATAGCAATATCGGTAATAGCTTTCTTAATGATACCAGGAGCAGAGACAGGACCGTACATGTAAGTTTTAACACTGAATGACAGTGTATACACTATGTATCGTCTAGTCATATAATCACCTTCGTAATTATCTGTAAAACTAATATTTTCAAGAGTGATGGGGACATCACGTTTCTCTTCCATCTCTGGAATTAAATTAATAGTTACAGTAAATTGTGGTTGGAAGAACGGGAGAATTTGTTCAAGAATTTGAAGTGCATCATCTTGAGACTTTGCAATAACTGCTAACTCAAATCCTAATGTATAAGGTACTGGTAAGTACTGAGTGTTTACTCCTCCTACTGCATCATCATTAGTTACTTTTTTTCTCTGAATAGGAGGAACTTTTCTGCCAGCATCATATTGAATAGTTGTCATTTCAAATGACAACCTAGGAACAGTAATAGTATACTTCTTGTCAAGATTTGGTGCTTGCTCTAATCTTGCAAGAAACTTCTGTTGAGGACCATATGCCAGAGGAACTTTCTGTGTCTGGATGACATCTCCATTGGCATCATATGTATTCAACTGAACGTTGTTAAACAGCGTACCAAACGCAGTAACTGTTTTTCTAATAATTTTGTGATAAAAATAAGTTCCTAACATTAGATACTACCTGTAAAATTTCCAAATTCTCCGAATGGATTCTGTTCCGTGAAGTCAAGAATATCATCCGCAACTAATTCAATCTCTCTGTTTTCTGAGAAGGAGTCAGTCATATTTAGGGAGTCATAAGAAGTGACTGTCCATTTAGCACCAGAATCTTCACCCTCAATGCGCTCATTTACATCAAACGTTCCGTTCAGATATGCAACATTTAAGACTCTCGTAGCAGGATCCCATGTAGCAACTTTTCCTGCAACGTTTCCTGGAGATCTATCAATGGTAATAGAAGGAGCATAACCACTAATTCCAACAACATTTCCTTGCTGGTCATATATCTCATCTCCATAAACGAATGGAAGAGAAGGAGAATTAACTTTGGTTACGATACCACCGCTAATTACAGTTGTAGATGTTCCAATAATTGTTCCAGAAGGAGTGTACCAGAAAGCATTTGGTGCTTCAGTATACTTTCCTCCTCCACTAGTGACAGTGATAGCACCAAGAATTCCACTGGGTGCAACTACTGTTGTTGCAGCAGCATTAAATCTTGTTCCGACTACTTTTTCATCTCGGTCAAATTGTCCCAATCCACCAACATTAAGAACGATTGGATATACTCCAGATTCTGCCTCAGTATTGTCAACTTCAGGAATGCCAGTATCAAAGATGGTATCACCATATTCAAATACTTCACATGTCATAGTATAAGTATACAGACTTCCTAACTGATAGAAAGGTTTCTGATTCTCTACATATTTAATTTCAAATACTGTTTCATTCAATGGGAACCAAATAAGATCACCATCATTGGGTCTTCCACCGACAATTTTATTTGTAGATACATCTACAAAGTCTTTCCATCTTCTTCTAGATACTGTAAGTTGGACTTCATCAGTTACACGAAGACCAAACTTAGACAGCATATCTCCATTACCACCAAACTGCTCAAAGTTTTCAAGATACATCTCAATGAGATAACTATCTTTGAACTGTGAGTAATAGATGTCATTCCATAATTTATCTTCATAGATTTGACGGGGAATGTAGTAACATTCCAGACCATATATTTTGATCTGTTCGTCAACCAAATCCTGAATTAAATTTTGCTCACCCTTTGTTCCCTGAGTAAAATATAAGTTCTTCATCTTATCCGATCATGTCTAGTGGGGGTAACTCTGCTGCTAATTTAAATTCTTGCATGATCATTGCGATTTCACTTTCAGCATCCTCATAGAACTCTCTGCCGTTCAGAGTTGTTCCACCAGGCAGTTGAACATTTTTGAATTTAATTAGATTTTGTCCCCACTGACGTTTGATCAGAGCAGTAAGATATCTCTTTAACCAGACATCGTTATATACTTCTGTTGCCGTAGTAGGATCAATCATTCTGTAGCATTCAATAAGTAAATGCTGTCCAGGTGTGATATTGTCCCAGTCTGTATCAATGAATAATTTGTTTTCTCTCTTATTAAATCTGACTGGTTTAAAGTTTCCAATAACCCAATCAAGAGTTTCAAGATACTGTTTCACCATATAGTAATTAAGGATTTCCATTGAACCGAAGTTATAGAAATCATTCAGGAACAACTGATACTTCATACTGAAGATGTTTCCTGATACTGCTGATGAACTATTGTCATAAGCATAGATGTTAGTTACACCTAATACATGATCTGGTACAGTGATGAAATTATTCTGCTCCTTAAAATCCGTACCAGCAATTGTACTGTTCGCTTTCGCGTCAGTAATCATCTGCTCGGTAACTTCTAGTTTTAAAAATGTTTTGATGCTTCCATCAAAATGACGCTCTTGGAAGAATTGAATAGCATCATCCACAAGATCCTCAATCTGGTCATCATCTACGTTAATCTCTAGGACGGGAAAACCTAATTTCCTTAAGCAGTAGTCAATTAACTCCTGGCGTGATGAGGGTCGTGCCATGAATAAAAAAATACCCCTAGTTTCCTAGAGGTATTTATAAACTGATTGTTTGACTCAGATCATGCCTGGGATTCAGACCAGGAGATCTTACCAGTGATCGTGTATGGGTTAGATCCACTAACACCCGTGGAGTCAATAATGTTAGCAACCACAGTCAGAACGTCAGGACCGTTGGGGAATACATCGTCGCCGCCGAGGATAGAGTTGCCGAGGTCGGAAATCTTACTCAGGTCAAACGCTGTAGTAACTGCCTGCTTCTTACCAGTGGTGGAGTCAACCGAACCACCAGATGCACGGAAGGTAAAGATCTTCTGACCGCCTGAGATAGTATCGCCTGCTTCATGCTTGAGCAGCTGAGACAGTGATGGATTATCAGCGGTAACGAAGTTATCACTTGAGAGTGCTGGGTTAAGAACCAGCGAGATCTCTGTTTCGTGCGTGGTCTGGATGTCAACGGAATCCAGTTTCAGTTGCATTCTGTTGATGATTTCTCTCTCACCAAGGAGACCAGTCAGTGAGGAGTCAACAGAAGGCGCGAGTCTGATTGATACCAGTGGCAGATCGGTTTCAATCTGGTTGTTCTCGCCCTGAGGAGCACCAGCGTAGTAAACTGTGCTGGATGCTGGTTTATCGTTGTTCAGATTATTATAGTATGGTCTGAATGAATAAGAGTCAGCGCCAGTCTCGTCAACATATTGAATGTATGCGTAGAAGGTGGATCCAGAGATAAACGATCTACGGTCAATTGGTCTACCATCCTTGAAGTAATCTTGGAGGAATCCAGTAGTTGTCTCGTTAAAGATCAGAGTACCAGTTGTCAAAGTGGTAGCATCAGCTGATGGGAATGGAATTCTGATGAAGAGTCTATATCTACCCGAACCAGCATATTCCCAAATAATACTGGAGTTAGCGTTTTGCGTAACAGAAGTAGAACTTGTGTTCGTGAACTTCTGAACGTTGCCAGAAGCGGTAAAGACGTATGATTCGTCATCCTGGAAGAGACCATCCATAATGACCGAAGTACCCCAGTGGAACAGAGAAGGAATAAACGTTGGAGTTCCAATGTTCTCAATCTCGTAACGAGCAGGCAGGTTACCTGAACGGAAGTACGATTCAGTCAAGCGGTTGTTGTGCTTGAATTCATGGATGTACTTAACATGTCCGTTCTGATCTTTGAATCCGAAGCGGATCTTACCAGCACCGTACCAGGAGTAGTCGGCATAGCACATTTGAATCTTCGTGAGATCCAGTGCGAAACCAGTAGCACCAGTTCCATCACACTTATCAACATTCCATTCAGACTGTGGAACGCGAGTATCAACAACCTTCGTGATGATGACGTTATCTGTAGTAGAACCTCTATAAGATGGTTGTACTTTAATCAGAGTGTCTGAAGTTACTTTAACAACTTTGTAGGTCTGTCCTCTAACAACAATCTTATCACCGAATGTTAACTGAGTTGTGAACTTAGTTCCAACACCAGTGATAGCGTTGGAATTATGTACTGTATTGACTTCACCAGTCATCTGCTGAGTAGCAGATCTTCTTACACAATAGAGTGTAGAACCATCGTACTCAAAGAAGAATCCATTCTGGAAGTCAAACATACCAGCGCGAACGTTGGAGTTTGCCCACTGTTCAATGTGATAACCGAAGAATCCAGTTGCCTGAGTAGCAAGTTTGGCATTTACAGCATCAACGACGAATTCAAAATCATTAACAATTTCAGTAACATCATAAGTTCCATTGAACTCATTTTCATTTGCTTGAGCAAGGATGATACGAAGATCAGTGTTCAAGTTATGTGCATACTTCGTTCTGATTCTGATGTAATGACCACTAGTGCTATCTCCGCTGCTAGTAGCAGTGAAGTATTCTGCTGTAGTGGCAGGAGTCAGAGGGTTGAAGTTAATCGCGAACGAAGTCTGAATACCTTTACCTGACTGATAACGGAAGTACTTACGAGTCTGACGACAGATGAGACCGTCAGGAGACTTAGAAGTACCAATTTCCATACCACCATCAAATGGTCTATGCAGATAATAACCATCAGGACGTGTATAGACCAGAGTTCCGATCATATACTTACCATTAGGATCAGTTGAATCAAAGGTGGTATCCATCAGCATCTCAAAGTCATCCTTGATAGCTGTGATTTCCTTCGTGATAAACGTACCAGGAGAGGTTGTGGTATTAATAAATGTTACCGAATCACCAACCTTGAAGTAACGCTTGAAGTTTGTATCAGTACCAACAACAACTCTAGAACCACTTTCAAATGCTACTGATCCAGTTCCAACAATGTCACCAGCAACGTTAGTGTGAATCAGACCGTGCTCCTGGGAATAACCAGCGCCAGCGTTGATCGTTACTTGAGTTCCAGCAACTGCATCATCATAAGACTCTGCAAGTTGAATTGTTTCATCGTCAAGAACGATTACATAGTAATCCTTATTATCAACGAATCCATCAATTGCTGAGTTACCAAAAGCACTGTAGATTACTTTAGCACCAGTCTTGAAGTAGTGATTTGCGATAGTGATTGAGGAAGCACCAGCATCAACATCAGATAGTGCATCAAACAGTTTTCTAGATGGGCGAATCTTGAATGGGATTCTAACTTCAAGAGTTTTCTCATCAACGATATAAGTGTTCTTGAATCCACCGTCAGATACACCGAAATCAGTTGTTTGATCTTCAAATGCCTGGAGACCACCACCAGTTCCAGTAACATCAACTTCAGGAAGACCTGAGTTAAAGTTAACACCATTAATGGATCCAGATCCACTGAATGGATTAGTAAGTGTGATTTGACTGCTATTATTAATAGATTGAATTGTAGTGTCAGTTGGCAGTGATAAAGTATCAGAACCAGTAAGAATAGTAACGATTTGACCAGTAGTGAGTTCAGTCTGTGGGTTAATACTCATGCCACTAATTACATTACTATTGGCAGAAATATTACCAGAGAAGTTCTTACCTGATGCAGTTCTTAACTGGAATCTATCTCCATTCAGAACATTAGCATAATAAAGATCACCATCAGTCAGACCAGCAACTGGTGAAGTTCCTTCATTACCATAGAGAAGAGCATTATTTGTTGAAAGGTTATGATCTTCAACAAAGAAAGAATTCTTTCTGAAGTTATTGACAGTACCAGTAAATCTATACTGACCGTTTGCTTCCATGATTCTCAATGCTTGACCAGACTGAGAAGTCTTAATACGGAATCTATTGTCATCAACCTTTTCAACGTATACTGAAGTTGGAGATGCCAATTGAGTTGTTTGGTTATTGGAGTAACCAGTGGTATCCTTATGTCTAATTGACTCGCCACTAACAACTTCATACTGAACAACATCATTGGTATTGAGACCGTGATCAGCAGAGTAGAATGAATTCTTCTCAACTAATTTTCTCAGTGGGAGCAGGTAGTAGTTGCCAGACCAGTTATCGGCATAATCACTGAAGTAGTTGTTGTTTCCTGTGAAGTAACCGCCTGAGTAATACCACCATGCATAAGAGTATGATGCATTAAAGTTGATGCGATCATTATTTGTGGAGCTAACATATGGATTGTTGTTATTACCATAAACTCTATCATAGTGAGGAGCAAGATCATTATCACTACTTCCATAAGGTCCAAGAGCATTATATCTTGCTTGTTGGGTCTTATCATCAGTCATGAAGTCATTTCTTCCCATAATACCAATTCTTCTGATTGGATTATTGAATGGAAGAACGTCTCCATATCCCCACCAGTCTGTTCTACCGTAGTTCTGCTGTCCTCTGTATGCTTCACCAAATGCGTGTTGACCGCCGATGTGAGTATAATCTCTTGGATATCCAGGACCCGTTCTAAATGGAGTGATGAAGTATGTGTTATCAACGTTATCAGTTGTTCCATAAGGACCGCCAGATCCTGCCAAACCGAAGGAGTTTGAACCATACTCCTGGAGGTCATAACCAGAGATGTAGGAGTTTTCGCCACCACCAATAGCTTGTCTGTAACCCCAGTATGCTGTATACATGTAGTGGTTACCACCTCTATACTGGTGATTCTCGTAAGAGATTCTGTAGCAAAGACCCAAATTGTGCTTGCCGTAAGTAAATGTAGCACCATGCTCAGCAACCGAACCATCATATACATAAGCAGCACCATAAGAAGAAGGACCATGCTTATATTCATTATATGCACCAGAGATCATGTAGTTACCATCTTCTGAGATGTCAGTTGAACATCCGAAGTAAGAACTATTGCGGGAGTGAGTTCCTAAGATTCTTGCATCCAGAACATAAGAACCACCACTTCTATCCCAGACATAAGTTGCGCCAACATTGCTCCAGCTTCCTTCTCTAGAAAGACCGTGAATGTCATATCTTTGACATCCAACAACTAAGTATGTACCGTCATTACTGAATGCAATGGATCCACCATGATCATCCGCGTAGGAGAACAGGAGAGAACTCTTACCAGTTGTATTTTGATTTGTTGCAGGAAGTTCTGGTCCAATAACTTCATCATAGTCAAACTGATTAGTACCAGCGTTGAAATCGTAGATGTATACAGCACCCCAATCACTGCCAAATTCATCATCATAAGGAGCACCAACTGCAAGTACAGTACCGTCAGGAGAAATTGCAACCGCGTCACCGAAGTGATCAGAAGCAGATGGTCCAGGAGAATTAATTCTCTGTTGCTGAGTCCAAGTGAATGGAGATCCTGCAGATCTGCTGAAGTAGTAAACCGAACCAGTATCGGTGGTTGTTTGGTCATCATAAGGAGCACCGACAATAAGTTTAGTACCTGCTTTGTCAAGCATTACTGATTTACCGAAGTAGTCGTTAGAACTGGTTGATCCGTCAGTTGGTGCAATTTGTGCTTCCAGAGAAAGTGAATTGCCAGCAATGTCATAAGTGTAAATATAAACTTCACCAGACTGAGCACCATTCTGGTCTCTTCCCTGTGCGCCAACGCAAATGATATTACCAGCACCGTTGATAGAAACAGACTTACCGAAATACTGATAGCTATTGCTATCTGGTGGAGTTGCAGTTGCGGGTTGTGACCATGATGTTCCACTTCTTTCCCAGATGTGGATTCTACCAGAATCTGTTCCAGCTGGATCGTCATAAGGAATACCAACTACCATGACAGTACCGTCATAGTTCATATCAATGGACCATCCGAAGTAGTCACTGTTTGAGTTACCAGATCCACCACCGATTCTCTGCTCAATTCCCCATGAATGATCTGAGTTTTTCTTGTAAATGTAAACAGCACCACGATTACTTCCATAGGAATCATCGTAGATAGCACCGACAGCACAGTAGTTACCGTCACCACTCATACAAACATTCCAACCATAATAAGCTGAGTCACTTTGACCACTCTGGTTACCATCAGTAGTTTGTGCTTCCAAACGTCTTACCTGAGACCATCTATGCATCTCTACTGGGAAGTCACCATCATCTTTCTCGGTGTTAGTTGTAAAACCACACTGAGTAAGTTTAATAGACCTTGTGCCAGTTACGTTAGCATAGTAAACCTGACCAGAGGCAAGACCACCGATTGGTTTATCTCCAGGTGCAGTGTAATAGAAGAGAGCGTAACCATTTTTGAGTTTATGATCCTCATCAAATGTAATAGTGCTATTGCTAACAGTCATATGACTCTCATCAAACTTCAGAACATAAGAGGGTTCGTAATCTCTTGTTTCTGTAAGTTCTTGGTTATCTTGGAAATCAACATTGAGTGTCTCTTCAATATCAATAAATGGTCTTCCGTCAGGAGCTGTTGCCGATCCATCAAAGACTTCAACAACTTTTGGTGAGATGGTGTTTACAATATAGAAGTCTGTGCCCTGAGAGAAACCATTCTCATCAAGAGTCTTCATGTAAACGTTGGAAGTATTTACTTGCTGTAAATACAAGTTTCCACCCATACCGAGACCATGAGTTTCACACCAGTAGAATAAGTTATCTGGAGTAGATGTAGTTACATAGAGTCTAGTATAATGTTCTGTTTCACCAACAGCAGTATGATAATAAACATTATCAGCATAAGTAACAATTGAATCTTCAATGAGATCAAGTCTTCCAGACTCAGAACCAATATATACTGATGTTGTTGGAGGACCACCAACGCCGCCACCTACCAGATCAATAGCAAAGACTTTCAGATATCCATCAACTACTGTATTATTTTCAGCTGGCAGAGGAGTCTCTTCAGCAGTCCAATGCTTACCATCATATGAACCAAGAAGCAATGGAGTTCTCTCAAGATTAGTTGCTCCACCAGGAAGTGATTTTGTTCCTACAGCAACGAATCTAACGCCATCATGTGTAACATCTTTCAGTGTAACCTGAGTGAGGTCATCTACATAATTTGCTACCGACCATTCATGACCATTCTGGGAGTGATAGACTGCACCGTTACCAACAACAACATATCTGTTATAGAGAGTTGAATCATATGCAATGGATGTCCAGTGAATAGAAGTTGGGAAATCGGTTCCTGCACTTGTAGCACCAGTAACTGAAGGAAGAACAGTAATTACTCCAAGCATCGTGCCATGAATTGAGCACTGATAATAGAATGTACCAGTTGATGTAGGAGTAAATGAGACAGATCCTCCTCCACCACCTGATGAACCTGGAGCATCTGCACCACCATCAGAAACTCTGATATACAGTGGGTGATTTGTATAAACTGCAGAAGCATCAAATGTGACTGTATCACCAAGTCTAATCGTTACGCCAGGATCATATCCAGTAACAGTACCACTAGCATCTGTACCATTGACTGTATAATCACCAGCCTGATCAAACGTTACTGTGAGAGTATAAGTATTACCTGTTGTGGCTCCAGTAGTATCTTCGGTAATCTTACCAACGCTCCAATCAGCACCATCGGCAGAATACCAAATAATACCATCTTGAGCAGCAATTGTATATGCCCCAACAATAATATTGAAGTCTTTAAATCCAGTTGTAGTGCTTGTCAGTGCATTAATCGTGAGAGTAATGTCTCCGCCAGTGCCACCAAAATTAGCATTACTAATTTCAATAGTGTCATTTAAAGCATAACCAATACCAGGATTGGTCATGGTTACAGTAGTTGCACCAAGTGGATCAACTGCAATAGTGAACAGAGCTCCGTTTCCGCCACCATTTGTTGTGCCAGCAACGCTATAGTAAGTTCCCTCTGTTCTTGTGGCATCTGTAGAAGATCCACCAGTGAAAGTATCAATGACAGATTCTCTAAGAATTACATCAGACCATGTAACAAAATCTGCTGTAGAATATAATCCGTTTGTCCCTAAGAAATAGAACAGACTGGTTCCAGTATCATACGTTACTGTAAGGAATGAGTCATCAGGAATTGCAGCTGTTTGCTGTTCGTTCCATGAAGTTCCGTTTGATGATGTGATAACAACACCATTTCCACCAAGACTATTTGAACCAACAGCAACATAGAAACCATTTCCGTGAATCAGATCATTGAATGTAGTTGTACCGCCACCACTAGCAGCAATTGTAGTCAATGATGCAAATTCTTGTCTCTTAGCAAAGAAGGCTTGGGTTCCAGAAAGACCAGGATCTCCACTGAATACAACATAAGTAAATCCAGAGGATACAATTCTATCAAGTCTGTGTCCCGCTACTTGGATATCAGTATAAGTTTGAGCTTGATAATCAGTAGTCAGAACTTTACCATTAGCATCTGTGATCTTAAATACTTGACGATCTTCGTCCCAGATGACATCAGTAAGATTTCCTGTAGTTCCAGTTACTCTAGTTGCCCATGTCAATCCATCACCAGAAGTGAGGGCAGTTTGAGTATCGCCAATTGCAAGGAATGTTGTTGTTCCTGAGTAGTAAGAACACGCAATAGCATTTAAGTTATTTACTGTACCAGAAGTTCTGGAAGTCCAGTTAGTAGCATCAGAAGAACTTTGGATAGCTCCACCATTACCAACAGCAACATAAGTGCCAGCTTCAGGACTCCACTTAACGTAGTTCAGAAGTCCAGCAGTGGGAGAAGTTCTGTTAGTCCAGGTAGATGCATCGGGTGAAGTTCTTACAACACTAGAAGATCCTGCTTGATTGCTACCAACCAAGACAAAGAGTTCTTGTTCTTTTGCCCAGATTACATGCTGGAAGACATCTGTAGTGCTTCCTGAACTTCTTGCAGTCCAAGCAACTCCATCGGGAGAAGTAAGAATTCTTCCGTTTGTACCAACAGCAATGAAGATGAATTTCTCAGGAGACCAAGTAACAGATCTGAGATCATTACTAGTATTTTGAGCTGCAAAAGCAATGGGAGTCCATGATCTAAGATCATAGGACAGGACGATTCCTTCTTGATCACCAACACCAATATAGAATTTTAATTCTGGTGAATAAGCTACTGATTTAATCTTTAATGATGTGCTAAAGGCACTCAGTTCCCAGTTGTTTGCTGTAGCACCAATCTCACGAATGATGAGATCATCATTATCATAAACTTCACCAGATGAAGTAAGTGCAACTACTTTAGTTCCATCTGATGCAACACCAACAATATCTTCGTTAAGCAGTCCTTGTGGTGCTTCGTTGGATGCTAAAGAACCAAATTTTCCATGATCGGAAAAACGGAATGGGTGAGCAGCATAAGATGCCGATGGCATTTCAAAGTAATAAATTCCATTCTTATTAGTTGTTACGTCTGGTTTTGATTGATTATCAATATAATAACCACCAGCTGTGCCGAATGGAACGCTTACTTCATAAGTTCTCGTATCAGAAAGAAGACCACTCTGAGAATCTAAGTTAATCTGAGAGTTGGAATAGAACTGACCTGGAATAACAGAAGTATAAGCACCAGAAAGATTCTCTGTAGTGCTCTGAACTTCTCTACAACGATAAGTAAATGTAGTGTCTGTAGGAACTGACTGAATCAGATAGTTACCTTCAGCGCCAGGGTTGGAAAGACCTTTAACGTCAATAGGAGTACCAGCAATCAGATCATGCTCATAGAGAGTGATTACTGTAACGATATCAGAGTTCTGAGTTGCCTGAACCGAAACGATGTTAGGAATCGTGGTGTCAGAAGAACTAGAATATGATGAAGGAATATTGTTAACAAGCTGAAGTGTTTCCCACTTAGATGCCTGAGGACCATATTCAAAGTCAGTATCAATCAGGTTTTCTGGATTTGATACTCTAAACTTTGATACAGGGTCAACATAAGTTTCAGATGGTTCAAAGTGAACTGCTTCTGATTCTTCAAAAATCTGCAGAGAGTCTGTGCTGTCCATTGCTGAACAGTCATGAGCAAGAATCAGAGTTGTCTCTTCTGCCTCAGAATCAAATGAGAACGTTGCTGTCTGATTAGGATCAGCAAAGTTGTAGATAATAATATTGTCTGTGGTATTGGTAATTACCAGCAGTCTTCTCTGGTTAATATTACCAGGGATTACAATTTTATTTAACGCGGGTGTAAATTCGTAATCAAAAAGTAATCTTTTTGCCATTTTTTTGGAGTCTCCTGTTTACTGATATCTAATAATTTGCAATTACCAACCCATAGCTGCCATGAAGGCAATACTCTTGGTGATTTCTTGGTTGACGAAATCTTTTCGTGCCAAAGGATGTCCACCTTGAGTAGAACCATCATGAACAACTGCGAGACTTTCTGTTGTATCAACAGTAATTTCACCTTCTGCACCAGTAAAGCTGGCATGTTGGGCAGTTGTTCCTCTTCGGAATTGTACCTGGGTTGTCATGGAACAGATTCTAATTAGTTTCTTGATTTATTTATAAGATCAAGATTATATAATCGTTCCGAATATTCTTGGAGGTGTAAAGAGGATGGATCTGTTCTCGGATTCTCCATCAATTCTAATTTCAGCAGTGTTGGTTCTGGCAATTCTTGTGAATGCATCTCCTTCGCCACCTTGATAAGTAAACAGAATTGTGGTAGCATCTGTTTGATACTTGAGTTTGAATTCTGTCTGACCAGAGAGTGTAATAGTACCAGAACCTTGGAATGCATGAGTTCTGATGACTGGTTCTGCTGTTCCAGAAATCGTTGCAGATCCAGATCCATGTTTCGCGAGAGTACGAATTTCTGGAGATGTTGTTCCAGAAAGAGTTGCTGATCCAGATCCAATGTGGGGAGCAGGAGTAAACGACTCATCTGCACTACCAACCAGTCTGTAGAATCCAGGATCAATTGGAACGAAGGTGGTCTTCGCTTCATCAGCACTTCCGACAGAGAAGAGTGAACCAGATCCGATAACCGTTCTTGCGAACGCATCATCAGTAGAACCATTGATGTTGAAAAGACCAGTGGACTCTGGACTGACTGCTGCGACTTCTGCAGCACCACCCGCAGAGAAGAGTGAACCAGATCCAACTTCGGATGAAGTCTTGCTTTCGGCAAGTTCGCCCGAGAAGGAGTACTGAGCAGATTCTGTAGTAGAACTTCTGGTGAATTTTTCGTCCGCAGTTCCTGATGCAGTAAACAGAATAGTGTTGTCTTCTGCAATAATCGTTCTGGACTCGGCAGCGCCACCAGTAGCGAACAAGGAACCAGAAGAAGGATATGCCCCTCTGGTAAAGTTGAACTCAGATGTTCCAGAGATTGAGAACAGACCAGTTGATTCTTCTGCAACAGCAGCTCTTTCAACAGATCCACCGAACGTGAAGAGTGAACCAGAACCTTGAAGTCTGGTTGTCTTAGATTCGTTGAGTCTATTGCCGAAGAATGTGTAAAGAACTGTGTTCTCTGGAGTCTGTGCCGAGAATGCTTCGGCAGCTCCACCAGCAGCAAACAGAGAACCAGAAGAAGGATATGCTCCTCTGGTGAAGATTTCCGTGGACTCGCCAGTGATATTGAAGAGTCCTGTTTGAGAACGTGCAATTGTTCTGGACTCGGTGATACCACCAGTGCTGAACAGAGAACCAGATCCAATTTCTCTGACTGTTGCTTTCTCGGAAAGTCTTGTGCCAGAGAATGTATAAAGAACAGTATTGTCTTCTGCAATAATCGTTCTGGACTCTGCAGCACCAGAAGATGCGAATAGAGATCCAGTTCCTTTGTATGGAGCTTGACTGAAGGATTCTTCTGCAGAACCAGTGAGTGCGAAGAGATCTGTCTTCGCAACTTGACTGATAACGCGAGACTCTGCTCCAGATCCAGCAGTGAACAGTGAACCAGATCCAACTTCGCTGGAAGTTCTCTTCTCGGAAAGTCTGTTTCCAAAGAACGAATAAAGTGCTGTGTTTTCTGGAGTCTGAGCAACAAATGCTTCGGCAGCGCCACCAGCAGCAAACAGAGATCCGCGACCAGGATATGGTCCACGAATGAATACATATTCTGTATTGAGTTTGATCGTGAAGAGAACTGTGTTGTCCTCTGCGATGATCGTTCTGGATTCTGCAGCACCACCAGCAGCAAACAGAGAACCAGTTCCTGCATATGCATCTGTTTGTTTCTCTGTAGAGAATCCAGATGTGAATACAGATCCAACTCCGTCGTAATTTCCTTTGCTGAACGACTCTGTTGCAGTGCCGTTGAAAGAATAAAGTGCGGTGTTTTCTGGAGTTTGAGCAACAAATGCTTCAGCAGCACCAGAGAATGTGGAGATTCTTCCAGTTCCAATAAGGATTCTGCTGAATGCATCATCAGCAGAATTAGTAACGGAAAGTGTACCAGAACCATTGAAGTTAGGTACATATCTCGTATCAGTTTGATCACCAGCAATACTGAAGAGACCTGTTACCGACTTAGCGAAGGTTCTGGATTCTGCAGCTCCTCCAGCAGTGAACAGTGAACCAGAACCAATATTGATCTTGGTAACAGAATCATCACCAGAACCAAATGCTCTGTAAAGAGAAGTCTCTGCATTGATAGCAATCGCTCTGGATTCTGCAGCACCACTGAAGCTATTAAAGGAACCAGTTCCTACATAATCTCTTGCTCTATCAGTATCAGCGATTCCAGTGACAGTTGCATTGCCAGAACCAATGTATGGTTGTGTAAATGCCTCATCAAGTTCACCAGCGATATTGAGTTGACCACCAATAAATCCATATTCGGCATTGACATAACGAGGAGATGGTCTATAATTTCTATAGTTAAACGCTGTATCATCAGTGTAGATCTTGAGCGTTCCACCACGGGAATTATAATTATCTGCTTGAGCAACACCAGCAGCACCAGATACACCGAACAATGATGTAGATACTGGAACTGTGTAGAAGTCTGTCTGAGCTTCAATAAGTGTTCCAATAGCAAACAGTGAACCAGAACCAACTTCAGAAGCAGTTGCTTTTTCCGAACCTCTGGTTCCAGAGTATGTAAAGAGAACGGTATCTTCTGGAGTCTGTGCGACGAATGCTTCATGAGCACTGCCGCCGACAGAAATAGATCCTTGTCTAGAAACAAATTCTCTGAGACGAATATATCCTTCTTCGCCAGACAGTCTAATAACACCACGACCTCTCCAATGAGGTCTGAATGTAAAGTCAGTTGGAGCAAATTGACCTTTATAGTTGAAGAGACTTCCGCTACCAACTTCAGATACAGATGCCTTAAGGTTGCTGTATCCGCCATTGAAGCTGTAAAGTGCGGTATTTTCTGGAGTCTGCCAGGATACTGCCTCAGCAGCACCACCGAATCCAAAGAGATTACCACCAACAACTACCTTCAGTTCAGCTGAATCTGCTGATCCACCAGAAATACTGATACTACCGAATGGATAAGTCTCACTGGTATTGATTACTGTGCCATAATCAAATCCTGCATAAGAATCTTCTGCAACCGATCCATTGTCTTCTTGTGATCCACTGTTCGTAATTGAACCGCGATCAAGATCATTGAAGTAATCAATAGAAGAGCTGTTGTAACTGAACGTTGCTCTTTCAATTTTCTCACCAATATGGAAGAGAGATCCACTGGCAGTAAATACCTTAACGACAGAATCTCTTTCGCCACCAGAAACGACGATTCCACCGCGTCCTCTCCAGTGTGGTTTGAAGATTGTTGCGGCGTCACCACTGATGTTATAAAGACCAGTTCCAATCTGCATGAGATTGCGAAGGAACTCAACATCAGCAGAACCACTGATGGCAAACAGTGAATTGATATCAAAGGGATAATCATCTTGGGTGCTGAATACATAACCATAATCAAGACCACCATAAGATCCATCAGTCAGGTTGCCATAATCAACTGTCGTTCCAGTTGCTGTAATTGTACCGAGATCAACATTATTAAAGAATTCAATAGAAGATTCGTTGTAAGAGTATGCTGCTCTTTCTTCACTATCAATAATGCTGAAGAGAGATCCTGTACCAGCAAAGGATTTGACGACAGAATCTCCTTCTCCGCCACTGAGGAAGAGTCCGCCACGTCCTCTCCAGTGTGGTAAGAAGGAAGTTTCGGCAACACCAACAAAGTTGTAACCACCACTACCAGTCTGTGAAAGTTCTGGATTATATTCAACATTAGCAACACCACTGATGGAGAACAGCGAGTTGATATCAAGAGGATATGTATCCAGAACATTGAATACATAACCATGATCAAAGGCAGCATAAGATCCTTCAGTGATTGCTCCATAATCTGTTGAGGATCCAGTTGCTGTGATCTGACCAAAGTCAGTATCAGAGAAGAACTCAATAGAAGATTCGTTATAAGAGTATGCTGCTCTTTCTTCACTATCAATAACACTAAAGAGTGATCCTGTGCCAGTAAATACCTTGACAACAGAATCTGCCTCTCCACCAGAAACAATGATTCCGCCACGTCCTCTCCAGTGTGGCAAGAAGGCAGTCTCAGCAACACCAGTAATGTTATAAAGACCATCACCAATCTGCTTCAGTTCTGGGTTATATTCAACATTAGCAACACCACTAATGGCGAACAATGCGTTGATGTCAAGAGGATATTGATCAATCGTGTTGAATACATAACCATAATCAAATCCAGCATATGATCCTTCAGTTACTGAACCATAGTCAGTCGTAGATCCAGTTGCTGTGATCTGACCGAAGTCAGTATCAGAGAACAGTTCAATAGAAGACTCGTTATAAGAGTATGCTGCAGAGTTGGAAGATTCATTGAAGGATACGAGAGATCCACCCTCAACAACTGCTGGACGACTGAATACATCTCTTTCTCCACCAGAAAGAACAATTCCGCCACGTCCTCTCCAGTGGGGTTTAAATTCATTCTTAGATACACCAGAGATGGCGAAGAGACCTGTGGCGACCTGTGTAAATGTTGGTTTGAACGAAGTTGTAGCAGAACCACTAAATGTATAGAGACCATATGGTTCAACAATATCAGTATTAATTACATAACCATAATCAAATCCAGCATATGCTCCTTCTGTGACTGTTCCATAATCTGTAGAGGATCCTGAGACAGTAATCTGTCCGAAATCATTGGAACTAAATTCCTCAACAGAAGATTCATTATAAGAGTATGCTGCAGAGTTCGCAGACTCATTAAAGGATACGAGAGATCCGCCCTCAACAACTGCTGGGCGACTGAATACATCTCCTTCTCCACCACTGATAGAGAATCCACCACGTCCTCTCCAATGAGGATTGAATTTGGTGAATGTGTAGTGGTCATAAATGCTGATGCTTCCAGAACCACGATGAGTGAATGTTGGTTTATAAGCATATTCTGCATATCCTTGCAGAGAGAATAAACCATATGGTTCAACAACATCAATGTTGAATACATAACCATAATCAAAGGATGCATAGGATCCTTCGGTTACTGTGCCGTAGTCAGTTGCAGAACCAGTTGCTGTGATCTGACCAAAGTCATTAGAATCAAATTCCTCAACAGAAGATTCTGTGTATCTGTAAGAAGCAGAGTTATCAGACTCATTGAAGGATACGATAGATCCACCTTCAACAACTGCTGGTCTGATGAACGAATCTTGTGCTGAACCTGCAATGAAGATGCCACCACGACCCCTCCAGTTGGGTTTAAATTCTGATTTTGCTTCTCCAATAAAGTTGAATAAACCAGTACCAACTTTAGTAAATGTTGGTTTGTATTGAGCTACTGCACTTCCCTGTAAATTGAGTGCAGGCAGGAATGGATAATCGTCCCCAGTTACGTTGACTAATCCATAGTCAGCACCGCCGTAACTTCCTTCTTGGAGATTACCATTATCTAAATTAGTGGAAGAGGACTGGGTAACAGAACCATAGTCTGTACCGCCCTCAAAGTATTCAACAGATGAAGTGTTGTATGATGGAGAGAAACTAACATCTTCATCTATTTCTCTAACAGTTGGAACACTGATATATGATACTTCATATTCTTCAGGATCCGCACTTATTTGAGTTACTACCTTTTCTTGCTCGGTAGTATTCTCAATTTGATATCTATCTCTAATAGAAATATCACCACTACCAACAAAAGAGTTGGTAGTTCTGTATGAGCGAAGGACACCAGAAGCAACCGTCCATGGTGCGACAATAAGTTCTTGACCACCAGCCATTTCAAAGGCTGTTCCAGATCCAACCCAAACTGATGTATTGCTTTCAGTGGAGATGCCCTGGGTTTTTATTTCTACAGTTCTAGATGGAGGAGCAGACGATACTGCTGCTTGTGCTCCACCAGAAATCTTTGCCTTACCGAAAGGATATGCTACATCAGTAAAGACAATTTCTTGATGTTCCTCTGTTGCTGTTGCTGTTGTGGTAATTAAACCATAATCTTCTGTTGGCGATCCTCCACTTAGAGTTTCAGAAAACTTAATTGATGAAATTCCATAGTGATCATATGGATCTCCACTGGCATTTTCTTGATAAAGTCTAAATGCTTGACTGTTGTTCTGTGCTGCCTGAGGAAGTGCAATGACGGCAGTCTTTAATGTATTGAAAGTCGTATCATCTTCTGCAATGATAGTGTCTATAGTAACCCAATTACCACCACCATCAAGATACTGTAAAATTAAATCCTCACCATTATCTGGTTCTTCACCACCATTACTACCATTACCTTTAATCCCAGTAATTTCTATCTGGTTATAAAGAAGAGCATCGTATGTAAACGTAAACCATCTAGATCCACTATCTGTTGCAAATCTAAGATGTTCTCCGATGGCAAATCCACCGCTTGATAAACTACCAGTTCCATTTTGAGACAGGACAACATCACCATCAGTGGTATACTGAAGGTTGGTTAAGTCTGATGCACTCAGAGTTACTGGAGCTGCATTATCTAATCCACCATGATCAACAATGGTGTAGTCTCTGACTGCTGTAGTATCAAACGTGAATGTTGCCATTTATGCCTAGTACCAACAAAAAGGGGGGACCATAAGAATCCCCCCACTGAAACTATAACGAAAATGAATTCAAAAACGTATCAGTCAAGGCTGACGTTCAGAGTGATCTTGATTTGGTCACCGTCGTTTTGAATTGGGTATGGACCATTGGTGAAACGCTCAGCATACATGATGCTGTTATAGAGCGTGAGATCACCAGCAGCTCCACTACCACCGCCATCCAAAGCAGGAGTTGTGTTGAATGTGGTTGTTGTAGGTGTGGAGAAGACTGTGTATACACCAGCAGTCGTAGTGGTGTTACCAGTACCGCGAGCAACATAGATAACGTCGCCAACTACCAATTCGTGAGCAACAGGAGTTGTAACTGTGCTGTAGTCAAGAGTGATAGAGGAGTCAGTAGCAACCTGAATGTTATCAGTCAGAGCAGCATCAAGATAAATTACTCTCTGAAGAACATCAATACCGATGATCTTGGTTCCAGCAGGAACAGCGTTGTTACCACCAACAACCATACCGACAGTGATGTCGTCCATGATGTTAGCAACGTTAGGCAGAGTGATTGTGCTCTGACCAACAATACCAGTACAGAAGTCTGTGTTGTCACCTTTGGTCAACTGAGTACCAGCAGCGATGTCGCAAGCGTCTTCTACACCGAGAACTGAGAGAGGCAGGTTGTTTGCTCTTACCAGATAGTAACCATAAACATCATCTGCAGCGTCAGAGAATGTGAAGGTTTGCTCGGGATAAGTAGCGGTAGTAACGCCACCAGTGAAATTGATTGTTCCAGAAACAGCACCTGAGTTAGCAACAGTCAGAACAACGGTTGTTCCGCTAACTCTAGATACCTTACAATCAGAACCAATACCAGTACCAGAAACAAGGTTTCCTACGCTGATGGTTCCGCTTGTTGAAGACACGGTAATTGTGAACTCACCAGAGTTACCTGCACCAGTAGCAGTAGCAACAGGATCGCCAGCAGTAGAGATTGCCCAGCGGTTGCCGTTCAGAAGAATACCATACTGGTTGGTATAATCTTGGTCTGCACGGTTGTTAACAACAGCGTGGTAACCAGTGTCGGGAGCAGTACCATAACCGAGGGTGTTACCAGCGGCATATGGTTCAAAATATGCAGTCTGTGAAGGAACGTCGCCTTCAGCAGGAGTGGTGTCTGATGTGAAGAGTTTCAGGATCAGATTTCTAGGAATCTGATGGGTAGCATTAAGAAGATAACGAAGAGATTCTAATTCACCAATATTTGGTACTAACAGTGCCATTTAAATGTTCCTCCAGGGGGATTGATTTTTGATTAATCTGTTTATATTTATAATTTTACTTTCAGTGCGATAGAGAACCTTGTGATTGCGATACTAGTATTTATAACT